CTTCACCGTTGGTGACGTGTTCACGGTGGCTGACTGCTTCTCCGTCAACCCGCAGACCCGCGAAAGCACGGGTTCGCTTCAGCAGTTTGTCGTGACTGCCGCCAACACCTCGACTTCTGGTGGTGCTGTGACCCTTAGCGTTTCCCCGGCGCTCTACTCGCCGTCGAACGCTCTGGCGACCGTCAACACCCTGACGATCACCGGCAAGGCCGTCACCTTCGTCGGCGCGGCTTCGACCCAGTACCCGCAGAACCTTGTGTACCACAAGGACGCCATCTCCTTTGCCACGGCTGACCTTCTCATGCCGAGCGGTGTGGATATGGCTTCCCGCCAGGTTCACAACGGCATCTCGATGCGTATCGTGCGCCAGTACGACATCAACAATGATAGACTTCCGTGTCGCATCGATGTATTGTACGGTTTTGCAACGATCAGGCCGCAAATGGCTGCGAGAATTTGGGGCTAAAATGGTTTCTTGCGTAGTGTAGGATAGACGTGCTACGCTACTCTGGCTTAACAACCGGAGTAGCGTAGTGGCCGACATCTGCTGCATAAAGGAATGTAACTTGCCGGTTGTAGCATTAGGTCTTTGCAACAAGCATTGGCGGCGGAACAAGAAATTTGGTTCGCCTGTGGCGGTATCATCCCACAGCGGATCTTTTCGGGGTCTTTCTGCTAAAGAACGGTTTGCAAGATCTGTTGTCAAAACTGACGGGTGCTGGCTTTGGAAAGCTAGTAGGGACAAAGATGGTTACGGAATTTTTAGAGGCGAGTTAGCCGGCGTTTTGTTTACCCGCGCGCATCGTTTTTCGTATGCTCTGCATACGGGGGATTTGCTCGTAGGAATGCAAGCGCTTCACACTTGTGACAATCCAAGTTGCGTTAACCCGGAGCACTTGTTTTCAGGTTCAAACGCCGACAACATGCGCGATAAGATTCAAAAAGGTCGTTCTCGCGTGTCTGTTGGGGAGCAGAACGGGCACGCTATCCTTACCGAACGCCAAGTCCGACGCATTCTTAAAGACCCTAGACCCTACGCAGAAATTGCTTCAGAGTACAACGTAGCCGCCTCTACGATTGGCAGCGTAAAACAGCGCCGTTCGTGGGGGCACATCTAACAAACAGAATTCAGGAGATACTCACATGGCACTTCCCAATGGCGGCGGCGGTTACCAGCTTGGTGACGGCAACCTCAACGAACCGATCATCGACGCGCTTCCCGATCCGATCTCGGTAACGACCGCGGCGACGCTCACCCCGGCTCAGGTTCTCAACGGCCTGATCCTTGCAAACAGCGGCATCACCGCGGCATCCGTGACCTACACGCTGCCGACGGTGACTGAACTGGAAGCCGTTCTGACCAACTCGGACAAGACGGGCACTGCCTTTACGTTCCGTGTGGTGAACCTCGGCACCTCCTCGGCCACGGCCATCATCGCTGCTGGCACGGGCTGGACGATTACGGGTTCGCTGACAATGACGATCCCCGTGACGACCGGCGCGTTCTTCATTGCCCGCAAGTCGTCGCAGCCGGGTGCAGCCAGCGCTTGGACGCTGTACCGCGCGGCTTAACAAACATGCGGGCGGCTTCGGCCGCCCGCTTCTTATCAAGAGGGAACAATGATCTATCTTCGTCACCCCAAGCACGGCGTCAAGATTGCCACCATGGAAATGGAAGCGCAGTATGACGAGATGAACGGCTGGTCGCGGTTTGACCCGGACGAACCGTTGAATGACGCGCCGGAACAGGGTAATGTCATGCTCGAACCCCGGCGCCGCGGTCGGTCCCGGCTAGAAGCGAGCGAATGACATGACGACGGCTGGCGACCTGATCAATGGATCACTGAGGCTTCTGGGCGTTCTGGCGGAAGGCGAAACGCCGTCAGCCGAAACGTCGCAGGACGCCCTGCTCGCCATGAACCAGATGATCCAGTCGTGGAACACCGAGCGCCTTGCCGTGTTCTCCACCCAGGATCAAGTCGTCACTTGGCCGGCCAGCACCATCTCGCGCACATTCGGGCCGACCGGCAACATCGTTGCCAACCGCCCCGTCGCCATCGACGACAGCACCTATTTCCGTGACCCGTCCAACGGCATTTCCTATGGCCTCAAGCTGATCAATCAGCAGCAGTACAACGGCATCGCCGTCAAGACTGTCACCAGCACCTACCCGCAGGTGATGTGGGTCAACATGACCTACCCCGACGTTGAGATGTACGTCTATCCCGTGCCGACCAAGGTGCTGGAGTTCCACATTGTTTCTGTCGAAGAACTGACCCAGCCTGCCAATCTGGCGACCGATCTGGCCTTTCCGCCCGGCTACCTGCGCTGCTTCCGCTACAACCTCGCCTGCGAGATGGCCCCTGAGTTCGGCACCGAGCCGTCACGGCAGGTGCAGCGCATCGCCATGACATCGAAGCGCAACCTGAAGCGCATCAACAACCCCGACGACATCATGTCGATGCCCTACAGCATCGTGGCGACTAGGCAAAGATTTAACATTTTTGCAGGAAATTACTAATGTCTGGCATCAAGATCAGCAACCTTCCAGCGTCTACAACGCCGCTTAGCGGCTCAGAAATTATACCTCTTGTCCAGAGCGGCGTTACCAAGCGGGCTACAGTCGCGCAGATCGGCACCGTAACGGCAACCGGGTCCACAACCTCGCGGACGTTACCGGATCGGTTTGCAGACGTGGTGAGCGTTGAAGATTTTGGTGCTATTGGGGATGGCATAACGGACGACAGCGCGGCTTTTACGGCTGCTTTTGCTGCGGCAAATGTTGTGTACGGGACGCACGATAAAATATATTCTATAAAGAACGTAAACATTGACGGTCGCACTTTTGATGGCCGCGGATGCGGATTGCGCGATCATGCTGGCGCGTCCTATGCTGTTAACTTGTCAGGCTATAGGCCTGCTTTGAAAGACGTATTTTTTCAAGACCAGGGAAATTACCCTTCCATCACTACAACTTCGGCAAGTGCAATTCTAGGCGCTACGTCTATCAACGTTACAAGTGCGGCTGGATTTGCGGCGAATAAGGTCATTATCTTAAAACTGTCGGGGGTTGAAACCCGATTTTTTACGGTTATCACTAACGTTGTCGGTACTACCGTTTCACTGCGCGATGCTGTACCTGGTGCTGTTAACGCTGGCGCCGAAGTTATTTCAACTTATGGCTTGATAAACGTTACTGATGCGCAAAATTGGCTCATTGAAGACGTTCAGGTTATAAACTCGCGCGCGGCGCTGCTGGTCAAACCTTCTTCACCCGTTAACTTTAGTAATAAAGGAACCATAAAGACCTTCAATGTTGAGGGTTCTCGTTACTTTGCGTATGCCAAAGTTGAAAACGCAGCGGGCATAAAAGCCTACGACATGAAACTTTGGTGCGGATGGTCCGAAACTATTAATTATATCGGCAACGGCAGCGCGACCGCATATAACCTTAACTCTCCAGCGTTTTTGAAACGCGATGTCACGATTACTGTGAATGGTATAGCGCAAGTTATTGGCGTCAATTGGACTTTCTCTGACGCTGACACCATAACTTTTAGTTCCCCACCAGCTAATGGCGCGGCTATTGTAATCTCGCATTTTCGTGATGGGTATTTTGGGTTTGTGGAAGACCAGCGCAATACATCAATCATATCTGGAGGTTCTGGGTATATTCACCTTGAGGTTTTAGATGCTATTGACGGCATGTATTTATATGAGACGGACCTTACAGACTTTGATGAGATAATTGTCGATACTATTAGCGACACTGCCATTCGGCTCGTAAGCACCACGTCTACCTGCATATTCGGGAAAGTTTTTCTTGGGTTTACTAACTCCTGCATCAAGGCTTATTCGGCTATTGGAACTTCCTTTGGCCAAATGTATTCTGATTTGGTGCCTACAGTGGATACTGTAACGGGGACGGTAGGAAACAATATCCTTGCGGATAATAGCGCGCTGTTAATAGACGCAGGTGGATGGGTTGGGCCTAATTACGGATTTACGCCTTCATCTGGGGGGTATATATCTCTGCGCGGCGGAAACATTCTAAATACCAGCACTTCGTCCACTATCCCGGCTGCTACATCCGCGTATATGAACGACTACGGCGGAACTCTTATTATAGCGCCGCAAGACATGACTCTTTTTGGTTTCTATGCGGCTTGCGACACTGCGCCGGGTGCAGGAAGAACTTTCACCTATAACGTGTATGTTAATGCTACGCTTGCGGGTACAGGGGTCATATCGGGCGCAGGGGCTTTCAGCACAGGAAAAATATGGTGCAATCAATTTGCTGCCCCCGGAGATAGCATTCTTGTGCAAGTGGTAACATCAGCGTCAGCGTCAGCGGCGCGGCATAGATGTGGAATTATTGCAATATGAAACTGTGGGTCCACTACTGCCCTGTAGACCGTGGCTGGATCAGCGTCGGGCATAAAGAGCCGTGCAACTGGTGCGGAAAGAACGAGGCTGAAAAGTGCAAACCCCAATCCTAGGGTCTAGCTACGTCGCCCGCAGCGTCAACGCTGCGGACAGCCGTATGGTCAACCTGTTCCCCGAGGTCGTGCCGGAAGGCGGCAAGCAGCCCGCCTTCCTTAACCGCGCGCCGGGACTGCGCAAGCTGGCCACCGTTGGCCCCGGCCCTGTTCGCGGCTTGTGGTCGCCCCAGATCACGGGTTCTGACGGCTACGTTGTGTCCGGC